CTTAGGTTATGAGGGAGAAAGACAAACACGTAACGCTCTAAACGACCAGCAGTTTCAAGCGTCACTGTCAGGGGCTTTAAGAGCCGGTGGTGAAGAGGCCATGTGGGACGTTGCAGGAAACTCTTTAGTTAAAAGCGGTTCGTTGCTGTTTAGTAAAATAAAGTTTAGACCTAAAGAAGGAGCAGAAGAACTACAGAAATTAATGGACAACAGTGGCTCTACTTTAGCTTTAGACCAGATAGTTGATAACAAGATGATTGGGTTTATGGGAGAGCTTTTAAGAGGTTCTACTTTGACTTCTGGAGCTTTTGAGAATTTAGCTAGTAAGCAATCAGATATTGTTGTTAAGCACTATGACGACCTTGTTGCTGATTTTGCTGGTGTTGCACGTACTTCTTTAGAGAATGGCGGTATGGGACGTATAGTACAAGGAGTACTTACTGAAGGAAAACAGTTACACAGCGAAGCAACGGGGGTTCTATTTAACCAACTAGATGACGCTGCTTTTTTAGTGAGTAAAGGAAAAAAAGAAGTTCCTATTGAAGGGCCGTTTGACAAAATGCTTACTCCTTCTGAGAAAGCAAAGTATGGCAGTAAAGAAACTATAGATGTTTTTGTGCCTCCTGTTGATGTATCAAGCGTTCGTAGTCTTGCTAAATCGTTAATAGATGATGTTAAACGCATTGGTGTTGTTGACCCCTCCGGCGAAGGCATGTCCTTACTGAAGGGGATTGCTGAGGGAAGCACAGATTTAACATTCAGAGAAACACATCAGTTAATGTCTGATTTAAAAAGAATACAAAGAGAGCCTTCTTTTAAGGGAACACAAAAAAGCTTAAAAGTTCCCGACATTATAAATAAGTTAGACGAGGCTTTTAACGTTGCCGGTGCAAAACTTCCACAGGATTTAGGAGTTGCTTATAAAAGAGCAAGAACATTCGCTAGGTTTGGAGCCTCTCGTTTTAATGAAAAGTTTATTGACGACATTATAAACAACACAAGCCCTAGCACTCTTGGAGACATAGTAACTAAAGCAACCCCTGAGAATATTTTTCGTTTGCGTAAAGCTATGCGCTTATCTGACAAGCGGGCTGGACGGGCTGTTGATTCTAACTGGAGCAAAGTACAAGGAGGAGTTTTAGAGACATTACTACCGCAGAACATAGACCAGCTTGGCAAGTCTCCTATAACAGTAAGAAACACTGATAGAGGCGTTAAAAGAATGTTAGAAGCTACCTTTGAAAAGGGGCAGTTAAAAACTTTAGATAGGGGCATGAAACTTGTTGAAAACATTCTTCTATCAGAAAAAACAAAAGGGAATTTAGGTAATAGAGCTGCTGGTATGTTGATGATAGGTGGCGGTGGGTTCTATGCGGCTGGGGGTGAGTCAACTTTACCCGCTGCTGTAATGAGTTTTATTGTAGCTCCCAAGCTACTGGCTCGTGCTATGACTTCTTCTGGCTTTGTCAATAACTTAACAGCCCTCACTAAATCAAAGAAGGGAGATAAGGGATACATAGTTGCTCTCTCTAAAATAGCCACAGTAATGGACGACATTCAAAAAGAAGTTACTGCTGAGACAGAAGAAGGAACTACTCAGTAGACGTAAAAAAGGGGCCGCAATTGGCCCCTTAGTTTACTACACTTTTACCTATCAATAACTGCACATTTACTACACTTTTTACACCTTAAACTATCTCACACGCCCCACCAGTACACGCTAACTCCTGAGAGCCTGTTGTGTTATCCTCTTGCTCGAAGTAGATTAGGTCATTCCAATTAACACCTTGTGGCATAGCTGCTAGTAACTCCTCGTACTTCTCAGCAGTGATGTCCTCATAAGGAGCTTGCTGATATGTATGGTCACTAACAGGCAACAAACTAATACCACTACAGATGTCAAAGTTATCCCATATCCACTGTGCTACTTGCAGGAACTCGCTGTCTGTATAGTATACAGTGATACTTGGCTTATGCTCACACCAATGATTCTGGTAAGTCTTCCAAAGTGCTAGCTGCTCCATAGCTCCTACCATCTTCACTGTCGTACTACCCTTGGGTGCTTTGACAGGGAAACCAAACACTAACGATGACTCCGACATAACATCCTGTTCTACGGGGAACTGGGCTGCCTGCATGAAGGCTGCAAGCGGGTCTTTCTTGTCTGAACGTACACGTCGAATGTAATACTCAGAGAAGCGAGGGTGGATGCCAGAAGCACTGTCAACAAGCTGAGACACAGTACCAGACGGCTTAACAGCCGTAACAGCAGTAGACTGGTTAATGCCAAGCTTCTCAGCCCACTTCTTGTTAGTTGCAACAGCAACATCTCTAATCTCCTCTAGCCACGTAGCCAGCATAGGTGACTCAGCTCGACTCAGTGTATCGTTATCCATGATGCCAGTCATGCTGACACCTAGCAATGCTTCCTCTTCAGTGTTCTTCTTCCAGCAGTTACGTAGGTAACGGAAGTCAGTCAAGGTAGCCTGTAGTGTACCAATGATGGCAGCAATGTCAGCCTTCTTCTTTAAGGTAGCTAGTGTATCATCTGCACGTACTACAATCTCTGACAAGTTACAGAACTGATTGCTACGTAGGATAATCTCAGAGCAAGGGTTAGTACCGAAGTCATAGGTAGGGTCTCTACGGCCATTACGTCCTGCAATCTTCTGTGCTGCTACACGACTAAAGATACCACGCTCACCTGCTTTGGATTCATACAAGGTCTGCATCTCGTTGAGGAACGCTTCGAAGTCTGGCTTCTCTGTGTACGCCACTGAGTTGTTAGCCAATCTACGGTGACCTTCATTCTCCCACCAAGCACCTGACTTAGCCTTAGCCATACGACCATCGGAGAGGTTGGACAAGCTAATCAAAGCTGAACGTCTAACACCACCTACAACTACAATGTCAGCAACCTTACAGACTACATCGTGACACTCAATGCTGGTCAGCTTACGGCCTTCCGCTTTCTTGAAGATGTCAACACAGAAGTGAAACAAATCATCAAGAGGCTGCGGGCCTGACGCTCGACCACCGAAGGTCTCTAGGCGCTCACCTGCTGCCCGTACACCTGACATGTCCCACTTAGGTATCTTACCAGCGTACAGCATAGCGATTAACTCACGGAATGCACTAGCCCATCCTACCTTACTGTCGCCTACTACAATGGTTGTGTCAGTCTTGTGGAATGACTCAGCGACTACTGGTAGCTTGGTTATAAAGTTACGCTCTACGCTAAACCCTACGCCTGTGCCGCACATAAGTACATACATTAGCTCGTCAAAGCTACGTGGTGAGTCAATGGCTAGGTAGGAGCAGTTAAAGCCTGCTACGTTATCCTTGTCTAGTGCTACACCTGCTGTCATAAGGCAGCGCATTGATGGCATTACTTCTAAGTCATGGATAGCGTTAAACAGCTTCTTAGCGGTCTTGTCGTCTATCTGACCACGGTTAGACCAGAAGTCTACGTAACGCTGTACCGTCTCTGCCCATGTCTCTCTACGGCCTTCCTCTTGCATCCAACGTGCGTAGCGGCTCTTGTGTATAAACTGTTGGTACTGTTCCATTATTTCTTATCCTTTGATTTAGGTTTGTCTTTATTCTTCTTACCAAAGATAGCGTCGTAGTTATCTTCGTACTTCTTCTTGTCTGTGGGGCGAGTCGTTGAACCCTTGCCTCCGTGTGTCTGACCTGTAGCCATTATTTACCTCCTCCGCAACCTTCCGTATCGCAAACAGGAAAGTTCTGACAACCTAAGTGTTCTTCCTCGTTGTAATCGTCCTCTTCATCACCGTAATTAAGCCTTACAAAAAAGTCATTGTCTTCTACGTCAAGTGCTAGTTTTTGGGAAATAAGACCAGAGACCTGAAGAGATTTAAGAACATCCTCGTAACCTACATCATCTCCAAGTAACCACGCTAACTCTTGTATCGAATTTGACACACTAACTATTTTCCAAGTTGCTTTGTTAAACGCCATCAGTCAGTCTCCTCATTCTCAAACACCACCACTTGTGTTAGACGACCTAAGTACCAACCAGCTTTCTGTAGGTCTTCTACCTGCTTACCTTTGTAGTCATAGCGCCACAGGTACTTCATGCAGTTGCCCTTGAGGTAGCCTTTGAATGCAACACTGGACATGGACTCCTCTATTGCATCAATACATTCTATGTTACCTGTATTGTAGTGGTCAGGGTTGTTGACAACATCTTGTTCCTCGTCGTCGTCAAAGGGATTCATTTCGGCTTCTGCCATGTCAAGATAAACCGTCATCAAAGACTCGTCTATTGTGCGCTTAGGGGCTTCTACTGGCGGGTGCTGCTTGCGCAGTCTATCCCAGTCTTGGGGTGTTGCGTTATTAATGCTCATCTTCTAATTCCTCTTCTCTGTATCTGATAAGCCTATCTTCAAAGGCGTTTAGTAAATCGTCAGCGTCTATTTCAAGTATCTCTA